GGCCGCTCCGGGTGGGTTGAAGATCGTCTCGCGGAAGATGGACGATCTTCAACCCCACCCCAAGAACCCTCGTCGGCATGACAAGCGCAACATCGACGCGATCAAGGAGAGCCTCACCTCCTTCGGACAACTCAAACCCATCGTCGTCTGGCAGGGCTTCATCGTGGCGGGCAACGGCACCTTTACCGCGGCGAGGGAGCTCGGCTGGAAGAACATCCAGATCGTCGACGTGTCCCACCTCGAAGAGGAAAAAGCCAAGGCTTTCCTCGTCGCTGACAACAAGACGACAGACCTCAGCGAGTTCGATTGGGGCATCGTGGCCGAGCTTCTCGGGGACATTCAGCAGGCGAACCCCGAGCTCATCACGGCCACCGGCCTCGGAGCGGAAGAAGTCGAGCCGCTTCTTTCGGGGGCTTGGAATTCGCCTCCGGAGCCCGTTCAGCGGGCTGAGAATGGAGCGGCGATCACCCTCAACTTCTCGTCGGAAGAATGGGACGCCATTCTGGACGTCCTTGACTCCTGCGGGGCGGAAGGGGAAACCCCCGAAACCCGCATCATCAACGCGCTCAAGGCGGCCCCCGCGCGCCGTCTCTCCCGCAGGAGGGCGTGACATGCTGAGCCGGGTGCTTCGGACTATGCGTGCGCATCAGCGAGTAGCTTTTGCGTACACGTTGAAGACGAAGCACCCGGCACTCTTTATGGAAATGCGCCTCGGTAAGTGCCTCCTCGTTCTTCGCCGCTGCAAAATGTATCGACCGCGCCGCAAGTACCTCCGGGTTCTTGTGGTGGCCCCGAATAGTGCGATGGGTGGATGGGAAGATGATTGCAGCAAGGAGAAGATGAAAACAGTTCCTCTCTACGACGGATCGGCTTCGGTACGGAAGAAGCGCCTCGAGCAGGGGCTTTCGCAAGAGGAGCCTCTAGTCTTTCTCATGAATAAGGAAGGCTGGCAGGCTATCGGAAATGAAATCGTCCGCGTTTCTTGGGATGCGGTTGTAGCGGATGAAAGCACCTTTCTCAAGAATCCCAAGGCGAAGGTGACGAAGTTCTTTACCTCGAATTTTCGCGATGTTCCGCATCGCTGGATTCTTGCCGGGCTGCCGGCGCCGGAAGGGGAAGAAGACTACTTTGAGCAATTCCGCTTTCTCGACGGCTGTTTCATGACGCATAATTCTTTCTGGAAGTGGAGGGCCGCTTTCATGCGGCCAAGCTGGAGCGGTTACGGGTGGGAAATGGCCCCGGGGGCTTCGGACTCTGTCCGGCGCGCGGTGGGGCGCCGAGCCTTTGTTCTTCGGAGGCAGGATGTTTTCATGACAGAGAATAAGGTGTACGAGGATCGCTACGTCACCCTTTCTCCTGCCGTTCGCAAGATATACAACGAGATAGAGGATAACTTCGAGCTGCCAAGCGGGGAAACGACGATCTATACGATGACCGTTTGGAGTTGGCTTCGTCAGCTTTGCGGCGGCCACGTCAAGGATGATACTAATATCACAAACTTCGCCAAGATGGAAACTGTGCTCGATCTTTTGAAGGGGGAGCTAAAGGGCGAAAAGGTAGTCATATATGCGACACACCTCGGGGAAATCGCCCTCCTTCAGCGCGAGCTGAATGCTGCCAAGATACCAAACCTTGCGATACATGGTGATGTTCCTGTTGCGACACGTAATCAATATCGTAGGCTATTTGAAGCATCCCCCGAGCCGATGGTTTTCATAAGCCAGCCGGTAGTCGCGCAGATGGGGATGGATCTTTCTTGTTCGGACACTTGCATTTACTACTCGGAGCCGGTGGAGCTTCTTCTGCGTCGTCAAACGGAAGACAGGCTCGTGAGCGTTCCGAAAGTCGATAAGGGTGTTCCCATCCTCTACATTACCCTCATCACCCGGGGCACGGTAGATGAGGATATTCATCTGGCGCTGGAAGCCAAGGGAAAGAACGCGGATCTTTCCATCCAGCGCGCGCTGAAAGAGGCCATCCGCAGGAGGCGCGCCGCTCGTGGTACTGATAACGGTTGACCCCGGTTTGGGGGGCACAGGCTATGCTGTCTTCGATTCCGAAGGCCCGGGGGCCGTTCCCCCTGTGGATTTCGGGGTGCTGCATGCGCGCCGGGGGGATTGGCGCGCGAGGGCGCATGGGTTGCGCCGGGCTTTTTGGGCTCAGTGTCAGGTACACGTTCCGATAGATCGCGTAGTCATCGAATTTCCCGAGCTTTTCGTCAGCAACGCGAAGAGCACAGCTTCCGCATCGAAAGGCAACCTCTTCCAGTTGACATATCTCGTCGGGCTTCTTGGGGCCACCGCGGCGGACTATACGGGAGAGCCCCCCGAATTGATTACTCCGCGTGAGTGGAAGGGGCAGCTTCCGAAGGAGGTTGTTATTCGTCGCTTGATGCGCGCCTACGGGCACGAATACTCAAGTCATGCGGCCGACGCTGTGGGCATCGGCCTTCACTTGCAGGGGGGCCTCTAATGGATAGGCTACACTGGAGGGCTTGCGAAGGCTGTCGTCTTTGTCAAACGCGACGACAGGTAGTGCTCGGGAAAGGGCAGACTCCTGCCGATGTTCTTTTCATCGGGGAGGCCCCGGGCAAAAGTGAGAACCTGATGGGATTTCCTTTTGTTGGGCCGTCAGGGAATCTTCTTGAAAAGGCAATTACCATCACTTCAACTTGGGCAGGTGCCCGGCCGCGGTACTACATCACGAATACCGTGGCCTGTTGGCCTCGAGATGAAGAAGGCAATACCCGGCCGCCGGAGGATGATGAGGTAATGGCTTGTGCTGCGCGCCTCGAGGATGAAATTCGTGCGGTGAAACCCAAGCGCATCATCTTCGTCGGCAACGTGGCGGAAAAGCACTTGAGCAAGCGGTACACCGGCAAGCGGATTCTTCACCCCGCCTACCTTCTCCGCAGAGGAAGGGAAAGCGCCCCCGAGTGGCTCGGATGGTGCAGGGAAATTTCGGACATCTTCAAGGAGGCGCTTTACGATGGCAAAGGCACCGTTGAAGCTCAGTCGCTTGAAGTCCGCATCGAAGACGGCAGTAGTGCCGAACGGCACGCCCTGCGTCGGACAGTACCGCTCGAGCGACGGCGTGACGCAAGGGCTGATGACTGATTTTCTGGCGTGCCGGGAACGGGCGCGCCTCTACCTGAACGGCATCCGGCCGCGCGGCAGCACCCGGGCGCTTGCGTTCGGCTCCTTGTTCCACCGCTGCCTCGAGCTGTACTACGGCGATGGGGTTTCCATCGATAGCGAGTGCGAGCGGTATACCCAAGAGCAGCTCGGTAATGGCCGCAACCCGCAAGAGCTCGAGGAAGATACGGCTATGCTTCCGCACCTCTTCGCGGGGTATGCGAAGCATTGGGCGAAGGAAGATGAGGAAAAGGAGTGGGTCGAGCTCGAGGGCGTCTTTGACGTTCCCTTCGACATCGGCAACGGAGAGAGCATTCGCCTTCGCGGGCGCTGTGACGGAATCTTCCGCACAAACGGCGCTCTTTGGCTCTTTGAGACGAAAACGATGAGCCAGATTGCCGACGGGCTCAATGACGCCCTTGCTTTGGATAATCAGGTGCTTACCTACATCACCGCCAAGTCTATCGAGCTCGGCGAGCCGATCATCGGTGTGTGCTACAACGTGATCCGGCGCCCGGGGCAGCGCGCATCCACCCCGCAGGAGTTAGAGGAGAAGGTGGAGAAAGACATTCGTGCGAGGCCCAATCACTACTACATACGGTATCCGATGACATATCCTCCGAAGGTGCGCGAGGAATTCGTGCGTGGTCTTCGCCTCAAGCTGCAAGAGTTTGTCGGGTGGCTTCGGGGTGATATTTCGCACTATCGAAACGAGTGTGCCTGCCGCCAGCGTTACCTTTGCAAGTACCTCTCATGTTGTATTTCCGGCGGCTCCGTTGTGGGCTTTGATACGGATGGCGTTCTGTTCTCCGAGTTGGAGGATGAGTAATGGCCCACTTTGCGGTGACGTGCATGGCAAGAGAGATAGCCGTTGACGGTAAGATACTAACTGTCAACGATTTCATTGGAAGGAGTACCTCGGGGGTGATCGGAATCATTCCCGTTTTCGAGGACTTCCGCGCGGCGATGCGTTTTGCTGGCGGAAATGAAGACCGCATCCTGCGGGTGGAGGTGTAGAATGGCGCTCGCGCGCAAAGGCCCGGTGAAGCGCACGGTATCCGCGCCGGGGGTGGCCCCGGGGCTTGCCTTGCCCACGGAGCGAAAGGCCGCGCTTCGGGATCTTCTCCAGTTCAGTCAGATTCTTTACGGGCGGGAGAAGATCGGAAAGTCGACGCACTACGCGAGTTATCCCGATTCCCTTTTCTTCGCGACGGAGCCCGGGGTGAAAGGCCTCGAGGTGTTTTCCCTCAACGAGGATGAGGGGGTGCGGGACTGGGATATGTTCTTGAAGGGCATCAAGCTCCTCGAGGACAACCCCACCTCGTTCCGCTTCATCATCATCGATACCGTGGATGAGGCCTACAGTCATTGCCTTGACTGGGTCTGCAAGCGGCGGGGAATCGAATACCCGGGGCAGGACGATCAGGGCCGGGAAGACTTCGGCAAGAGCTGGCGCGCCGTCCGCAAGGAGTTCACGACGGCAATCCACCGCATTCTGCGCACCGGGCGCGGGGTGGCGTTCACTTCCCACAGCAAGGAGGAAACAGTCAAGTCGAAGTCGGGTGTCAGCTATCAGCGGGTATACCCGACTATCAGCCGGCAGGGGCGCGAAGTGATCGAGGCCCTCGTGGACTTCTACTTCTATTGCGAGTACGTCCGCGATATGATGGGCAACACTCAGCGCGTCATCTTCACGCACGGCGACGAGATGGTTTGGGCGGGCTGCCGCCCTGTCGCCGGGGTGAACCTTCCGCAATTCCTCCCGCTCACCGAGGCGGGGGGATACGAGCTTCTTCAATCGGCGTTCAACGGAGAAGACGTAGGTATTCCTCCTGCGCAGCTTCTCCCGGCGAACACGACCGCGGCCCCCGCCAAGAAGCTCCTCCAGAAAAGCAGGGCAGCGGTCGGAAAAGCGTGACACCGATTGCGTCGTGTGACGCACGGATTCAGGGGTTCAACGGATAAGGAGAAAGTACATGGGCATCGAGGACAAACTGGACGAAATGAACGAGGCGTGGGCGGAAGCGGAGTCCTTCGGCGGGTTCGACATCCCGGACGGCACCTACGAGGCGCGGTTGCAGGGCGCGGAGATCGTGGAGGTGAGCTCCGACGCCAACCGCCTCCGCATCAAGCTCGAGTGGCTCATCCTCGAGGGTGACGTGGCCGGGACCGTCAAGTTCGACAGCATCCCGCTCCACCGCAAGGACGGCACCGCGTTCCTCAGCATGGCGAAGGGCTTTCTCGAGAAGCTCGGCGCCGAGGTCCCCGAGCAGATGCGTGATCTGCCGGAGACGCTGGCGGCCCTCGTGCAGGCGGCCCCGCGCGTCAGCCTGAGCGTCAAGACGAACGGCGATTTCCAGAATTGCCGCATCATGAACGTGCTCGACGACGTCGAAGCCCCGGCCCCCGCCCCGCAGAAGAAGGCCCCGCCCGCCAAGGCGCCCGCCAAGGCCCCCGCCAAGGCCGCCGCGCCCGCGAAGGCTGCGGCGCCCATGAGCCGGAAGGCGAAGGCTTCCGAACGCGATGAGGCGCAGGATCTCGCGGACCTCGTCGCGCTGTGCGGCAACTTCGGCGTCGAGCTCAGCGACGCGGAAAACCTCGAGGCCGTGGTGACCGACATGAAGGGCCTTGGGCAGCCCTTCCCCGGTGCCGAAACGACGCCTGAGGAGCAGGAGGTGCTCGGCGCCTACGGCATTCCCTGCGAGTAGTACCGCAACGCACGCGCGCGCGACACCCCCGGGGGCGCACCGCCCCCGGGGGCACTTCAACGGGGGCGACTACAATGTTCGTCGCGTTCGACACTGAAACAACCGGGCTGAGCACCTTTGAAGGAAAGAGGATGTTCGCCTATTCCCTCGGTTACGAGGATGGTCGTACCGAAGTCTACCGCCTAGATGATTCTAGTCCTTCCCGCAGAGATGAAGCGTGGGGGGTTCTTGATAGACTATGGTCTGACACTTCCATTGTCAAGGTGATGCATAATGCCAAGTTCGATATAAAGTTTACGGAGGTCGCCCTTGGGCGCCGCTTGGCGGAAGATCATCCTTTCGAGGATACAAGCCTTGCAGCGCATCTTGTGCGCTGTAATATGTCTAACAAACTCAAAGACCTTGCGTATGCCATCGCTGGTGTTCCTAAGGATGATGAAAAAGAGGTGCAGCGTTGGGCGAAAGGTGACGATGACGACGTCAATTATCAGATTGTTCCTGTGGAGGTAATGAATCGCTACCAACATCGAGATGCTCTTCGCACTATACTCTTGCATCGATTCTTTTCTCCTAAGGTGAACGATAACCCCGCGTGGACTTCCGAGTATATTATGGAGCGGGAGCTTGTTATCGCTACGATGCGCATGGAGGAAATTGGACTTCGATTGAATATCCCGAAAACGCAAAAGCTGATAAAGAAGCTGGACGAGGATTGTCAGATCGTTCTTGACGAGGCCGCCGAGTTCTACGGCACGAGGATTGACCTCGGAAAGGATATGAAAGTCCGTCGTGTTCTTTATGAGGAATTGAAACTCCCTATCGTAAAGCGTACAGCAACGAAAATGCCCTCGGTAGATAAGGATGCGTTGCAGCAGCTCCGCGACTTGGGACACGCGCATCCATTTCTTGACATGGTGCAGAAATATCGATCTTATAAGCGGGGCATGTCAATGCTCCAAAGCTACATTGATCATTGTGATGAAAACTCGAAGGTTCATCCTTCGATCAAAACCTGCGGAGCGATTACGAGCCGTGAAAGTTCATCGAAGCCGAACCTTCAAAACGTCGAAACGGAAGGCAAAGCCTCGAACCCGTACCCGGTGCCGGCGCGTACCGTCTTTGAGCCCGAACCCGGGTATGTCAACTTTCATATTGACTATGCTGCGCAGGAGTTTCGTCTTTTGGTGCATTACTCCGGGGACGAGGAGCTTGTGGACGAAGTTTGGCGGGAAGGTGGCGATCCGCACGCCCTCACCGCAGCGATATGGTATCCAGAGTTTCCTGCACTCGATCCAAAGAGTCCGGAGAGGAAGCAGAAGCGTGATAACTCCAAGGGCACGAATTTTGCTATCTGTTACGGGGCAGGCCCGGAAAAGGTCGCGAAGGTGCTCCAGCTTCCGCTCGAAGTAGTCAAGCCTCGATACGGTAATTTCAAGACGCGCTTTCCAAACCTTGCCGGGCTACAGCGCACGATGGGCGCTTTCGCTCGGAAACACGGCTATGTCGTCAATGCCTTCGGCCGACACGTGTACTTGCCGAGGGAACAGGCGTATATGTCTGTCAACTACATCATCCAGAGCACCGGAGCGTGCATGTTGAAGCACTCGCAAGTCAGGGTGACAGAGATTCTCAACAAGTACTCAGATGGTAATATGCAAATTCTTTTGCCCATTCACGACGAATTGATTTTCCGGTGCGCCCGGGTATACTTGCCGAAGGCGCGGGGAATGCTGCGCACTGTGCGGGAAGCGATGATTGATTTCCCGCAGTTCAAGGTTCCGATGGAAATCGAGGTAAGCATCGTTACGCGGGATTGGGCGACAAAGAAGGATTACCCGTTGCACACGGACTGAGGGGGATAGACGTGGACAAGGTACAGCTCGCGAAGAAACTGATGGGATTCACGCAGCATCGAGCAGTAATTGTCAAGGAAAGCCCGGATGGTTCGCAAGCAATACTCACGTGTCCTTTCTGCGAGAATGACAAGCTCTTCGTCAACATCCAAAGCCTTCTTTGGGATTGTAAGACATGCAATATTTCGGGTAATTTCGATGGGTTCCTCGAGCATGTCGCCCGCCATTGCCGCGAAGCCGCCACCCCGCAGAAACTCGATGAGCTTTCCAAGAATAGAGGAATTCCTGTAGGGACGTTGCGGGAGTTCGAGATTGGATGGAATGGAGCAGAGTATACCCTTCCCCTGCGGGGGAGCCTTCGGGGGAAGGTGACAGAAGTGCGTCGCTACCCGATGGGTAAGAAGCTCGTCGGAACGCTTGGCGGTCACTTGGCCCTCTTCTGCGCGCCTATCGATAAGAACGTGGGAGCGAATGCTGACACGTTTTATCTCTGCGAGGGTGAATGGGATACGATGGCAATGGCGACGGCTATGCGTGAATCGAAGCTCCCGGGTAAGGTCTACGGCGTCCCCGGGGCCGGCGCCTTCCCGAAGCAGATGGCCGCATGTTTCTCCGGCAAGAAAGTCATCATGCTGTTTGACAACGACAAGGGCGGGCAGGCGGGCCTCGTTCGCACTTGGAAATTGCTATCCGCCGCTGGCGCCCACCTTTCCCGGCTCGTGTGGCCGCAGGATGGCAGCTTTGCAGATGGATACGACGTTCGGGATCTTTGGAACGATAAGGGCCATAACGGACGCGATGTAATCAATTTCATTCTAGGGCACCTCACAAACGAGGCGCCAGAAGAAATCAAGGAGAAGGCGTCGGCCGAAGCGAAACGCGAAGACGACAAGAATCGCTTGGATGGTGAGTATATTCCTGCCGAAAAGGTTGAGGATGCTTATCGCAATTGGCTCAACCTGACGACTACTGAACCGCTGGACGTTTTGTACGGGAGCGCCTTCGCCAACCGTATCGCGGCCGATCCCCTTTGGATGTTCTTTGTGGCGCCTTCCGGGGGCGGCAAGTCTGAGCTTCTTATGTCGCTGCATGAAGCCCCGATGATCTACACGACAACCTCGCTCACCCCGCAAGCCCTCATCAGCGGTGCGCAGTTTGGGGAGCGAGATCCTTCCTTGATACCGAAAATCCTTGGAAAGATTCTCGTGGTCAAGGACTTCACCGCTGTCTTGCAGATGCAAGTTACGGCGCGTGAGGAAATCTTCTCCATTCTTCGCGACGCCTACGATGGTGTTGTCGAGAAGCATTTTGGCAACGGCATTATCCGTCGCTACGAGGGGCATTTCGGGTTCTTCGCCGGGGTGACGCCTGCCATTGAAGCCCATATGTCGACAGGCTCAATTCTTGGCGAACGGTTCATCAAGTATTATATTCGTCGCGAAACTCACCTGCACGCGGCCGGGAAGGAGATTGATCTCGCTCTTGAAAATCTGACTAAGGAATCCGATATGCGAGGTGATCTCCGAAAGATAGCTCGTGATGTTCTTCGGCGCCCCATTGCGCGAGAAGAGTACCCGAAGCGCCCGAAATGGTTTGACGAGGGAATGAAGAACCTCGCGCAATGGGTGTCAATGCTGCGGGGTGCCGTGGCCCGGGAACGGTACACCCAACAGGTACTCCACAAGCCGACGCCGGAGGTGGGCACGCGTCTCGCAAAACAGCTCGCGCTCTTGGGTATGGGCATCGGCCTCTACCGCGGCGAGCGTGAGCTCTCCCGCAGGACGTTCCAGACCGTTTCCCACGTTGCGCGAGATACGGCTCCTGACCGAGTAGAAGAAGTCGTAATGCAGCTCTTTATCAACGCGGATGCCGACTACATTTCGACGACGGAAGTTTCGGAGCACACGAGATTTCCCCTTGACACGGCGCGCGCCATCCTGCAAGATTTAGAAATGCTCAAGATAGCCCGCCGGAAGCCGGGCTCTCAAGGCTGGTGGAACCTGACGGAGAACATGCGGCAGAAGACGAAGCAGCTTGGCATCTACGGCACGGATGTTGCGTGGAGGAGGATGAAGAATGGGAAATAATGTATCCATGATGGATTTTGTTTCCCGCGGGTTTGTGCATCTTTCGCCCGACGATTTTTCACAGAAGATTCATGATATTCGACGGGAGATAGATAACGTGCATGAGTTCCTCGATCTTTTCAAAGAGGAGCTTTGTGATTATGATACTCCTACGGGGATTTTCTTTCACCCCGGGATTGCTGTGCGTACCTCCAAGATATTCGATGAAATACCTATCACGCTTGATTCGTGCTCGGGTGTCTTTGCGGTTTTCCAGCAAGGACGCGGGGTTGTTTCTCTTGTAATGCTTTTGAGCGTT